GCTGAGCAACAAGGACGGCATGGGCCTCTGGACCGGAGACCGGTCAGGCGCGTTCGCTTCCTATAATAACTTCGTTACGTGGAATTCGCCGCCGGCCATCGCGACCGGATCAAACACTACGTTCGTGTCCAGGTTTCAGGCCAAGACCCAGGCCAGCGTCGGCGAATATGCGGGACTGCTGGCTTACGGCAAAGCCAGCGACGTCATCTTCAGCCTGTCGCTGCAATCGGGCTATACGCCGATCTGGGAAGTACAGAACACCACCGGTTCTTATCAAGGTGTTGTGGGAGGCGCGGCAGACTACCCGACCACGACGCAGTTTGCCGGTGTAATTTCCGGCGCCACCAAGACGATCCAAGTCAACGACGTCTTTAGCACCAATAGCTTTTCCGGCACGCCAAAGGTCGGCGACAACACCTACAAGATCGGCATCGGCGTCGACTGGTACAACACCGCAGCGGGGCGCTGTCCTAACGGCGTTTTCACCTTCTCGGCGATCTGGAATAGGGCACTTAGCAACGCTGAACTGTTGAGCCTCTACGCCGACCCCGGCCAGATATTCATCTTCCCCGATGACGAACTGTTCGTGATGCTGACGGGCGCAGCAGCGCCGTCAGGCATTACAGGCACGCTGGTCGCGTCCGAGGCACCGGACACAGCCGCCTTTACCGGTCAGCTTGGTGTCGTCGGCACGCTGGGTGCGACTGAGGCGCCCGACACCGCGCTGATCAATGGTACCACCGCCTGGAACGCCGCCTTGGTGGCCAGTGAGGCGCCGGACACAGCGCTGGTCAATGGTGCGGTACGTTGGAACGCAGCACTGGCTGCTACCGAGGCGCCTGACACTGCGCTTATCAACGGCACGACCGCCTGGAATGCAACGCTGGCCGCCAGTGAGGCGCCCGATACGGCACTGATCAATGGTGCCGTGCGCTGGAACGCAACACTAGCTGCCACCGAGGCGTCCGATACCGCGCTCATCAACGGTGCGACGCGCTGGAATGCGGCGCTGGCGGCCACGGAAGCGTCCGACACGGCGCTGATACAAGGCACCGTCACCACGGCTGGTGAGATCTCCGGCTCGCTGATTGCGCTGGAGGCGCCAGACACCGCGCTCATATCAGGCACGGTTACCGGCATTGCCGGCACGCTGGCAGCGAGCGAGGCACCAGATACGGCGCTGATCAATGGCGCAGTGCGGTGGAATGCTGCGCTGGCAGCGAGCGAGGCGCCAGACACCGCTCTGATCACAGGAACGACGGCCTGGAACGCCATCCTGGCTGCGGTCGAGGCCAGTGACACCGCGCTGATACAAGGCACGGTCGCCGCGCCGGCTACAATTACCGGCACGCTAAGCGCCCTGGAGGCGCCAGACACCGCACTGATAACTGGTGCGCTTGGTGCACTCGGTATCACTGGTATCCTAACGGCGCAGGAAGCGCCCGATACGGCACTCATCAACGCCCGCCTTGGCGTCTTTGGCACGCTGAGCGCCCAAGAGACACCGGACACCGCGCTGATCACCGGGAACCTTGTTCTGCCTCAACTTACTGGTATTCTGGCCGCGACCGAAGCTCCCGACACGGCGCGCATCACCGGCTACACGGAGCTTACAGGGCTCCCCGGTGTTCTGACTTTTGGAAGAACCGTAGTCATCAACCGCTGGTAAGGAGCCAACATGGCACAAAATCCACTGACTGTTACGGCCGCGAACCCGACGCCGCCGACTAACCTGATCTTTGTTGGCAATACGCCCTCGCTGGACTGGCTGCAGCCGTATGCCGACGACGGCATCGCGAGGCCGTTGCCGGATGCGACGCTAGCCGGCTCCGTTCTATCCACCATCAACGAGGCTGCCGGCGCAACCTGGCCGGTCAGCATTACGTTTGCGACCTCGACCGCGGCGACCAATACCGCCCCCGCCAGTTCCGGCTCCGCCATCAACGGCGGGCAGGGCATCAGCAACACTCATGAGGCGCGCGGTAGCGAGACCTCGTCAACGGCGACCAGTGGCAACCCCAGTGCACTGGGGCAGCTCAAGATGGTCGGTGTGGGGCCAGCCCTGTCGGCAGCAATCATTGCTGCAGGCCCGAATGCCTCGCACGCCTCCAGCATGACGCCAACCACACCGCTGCAGCCGACCACGACCGGTGCCACTGGCGCCAATAACGTCGGCAATGGGCTCACCACCACGCTGACGGTGACCGGCACCAACTATAACCGCACCAGTGTCGTCTACCTCAACGGTGTTGCGCAGAACACCAACTACGTCAGCGCGACGTCATTGACGGTTGGCAGCGCACCGAAGCGCACCAGTGCCGGTACCTCTCCGGTCTACGTCATCAATGGCAGCGGCGGCGTTGCAACGGCAACCGTGAACTGGACCCAGACATGACAAAAGCATTGGTCAAGACGAGCGATCACGACAAGCGCGACGAGCGCGACGGGCGCGACGAGCGCGACATGCGCGACGCGGCCGATAGAGAAACGGCAGAAACCGGCATCACCCGGAAGGGTGAGCATCACGGCCTGTCGCTGGCGCAGATCAAGCGGATTGAGGACGCGCGCCACGATGACACCGACGTGCCGCCGCCCCTGAGCCTGCCCTCGGGGGATCCACCGATCCTTGAGAGCATCAGCCCCAACACCGCTGTCATCAGCGGCCCCGACGTGACCATGACGGCATCGGGGATCGGCTTCACCGAGAGTAGCGGCATCAGCTTCAATGGTGGCGAGGAGCCGACGACCTTTGTCGATGGCGGCCGGGTGACGACCATCGTCAAGCCGTCGACGGCCACCACGCCGGGCAGTTATCCGGTGACCGTCGCCAATGGCGACAAGGTAAGCGGGGAGGCCAGCTTTACGTTTACAGAGGCTGGTGCTTTCGCCGTAATGAACCCGGAAGGCAAGACTGCCGACCCCCCTGACAAGACTGCTGAGCCCTCCGCCAAGGGCAGCTGGGGGACAGATCCCGATGTGGATCCAGCGGATCCCGACGAACTTGAGGATGAGATTGAACAGGCCGAGGAAGAGGGCGAGTTTAAGTCGACGCACCCCAAGACTAAGACCAAAACCAAGCGGTGAAGCATGAGTGACCTCAAGTCCATCAACGAGCCTTGGGCGACCGCGATTACGCCCCAGGCTATAACGGTGTCTCCGAAGCAGCAGCCTGATCCCGATCCCACCGAGCGGGCACGGCTGATCCGGGAAAAGGCACCTGACTATATCGAGCGGACCAAGCCGGAGGACCCCAGCGAGCGGGCCGGCCAGATAACACGCGATAACGTCACGCCTCAAATCCCCAGCGTGAGGAAGGAATAGCCGGGATGGCCCTTGCAGTCGTCACAGTGGCCTCTGGGGGGCTCCCAGTTGTTGACGTGACATCAACCACCCCACAGTTCGGTATGCCTGTCAGCGAGGTTGCCAACGGCTTTGGCGTGCCTGTCACCAAGGTGACTGCACCATTGCAGGGGCTTCCTGTTTTATATGCTGTCGATGCCGGTGGTGGTGGTGGTGGTGGCAGCAGTATGCCTGCCGGCGCGCTCGGCATCTGGTACGCCGACGCCTACACGACGACGCCGCGCAAGGTGATCCCAAATAGCGTCACGGCGACGCCGGTGTCGACTAATCTGGGGCCACCGCCACGACATCTGTTTAACGGCAGCGAATGGCAGCGTACCAATGCGGTGGTGGTTGACGATGCCGTGACAGGGCCGGACGGCCTGACCAGCGCATCAACAGTAAACGGGACCACAACCAACTGGTTTGTGTTCGCGAATGGGGGGTTTATAGCGGCGAGCGGGATCTACACTATTGGGGCCAATGTCAAAAGCAACACGGGCGCCAACCAGTCATTTACGCTGAAATTCTTTAACGCTGCGCAGACTTCGGCGGTGCTTACCGCGACCCCATCGTGGCAGCGTTTTACGTTCACTTCCACAACGATATCAGGCACCCAAAATTTTGGAGTGGCCGGCACGGTTGCTGCCAATATTCAGATCTGCGACGTTGAGGTATATGCCGGGTCATCCGATCTCGGGCCGTCAGTGCAAGCCGGTCATATGTATCTCGACTACAAGACAACGCCACCGGCGGTGAGTGGCGGAGTTTTTGATAATACTGGCACTGGAAAATATGGTTTTGTGCAGTTTCCCGGCAGCACAACTTGGACGGTTGGCACCTTCATCGCTGTTGTATCTAAGACCGCTGTCAGCACAGCCTGGCAAGCGGCGATGGCGACTATCGCGCCGAACGGAACACAGATGCCGTTTGGGTACGAAAACGGCGAACAGCCGTCAGCATATGTCGCCAACACCGCCTATTGCATCAACTACCCGAAAGGGCTGTGGGTGCCGCTGCTTAATGTTTGGCAAGTTTATACAAACGTCTACACTGGCACAAAAATAACGCAGTACGTTAATGAGTTCGCCGCCAACTCGAATTCTGCAACTGGCAGCTGGACGGAAAACTCATTTCGAGTAGGCACTTTTAGTGTCGGCCAGACGTCAATTTCAAAATACAATGCATGGGCGTGGTACGATCGCGTGTTAACTAAGGATGAAGTCGCCACGGCAGTTTCGGTGTTGCGAACGCGGGCGTTGGCAAATAGCGGGCTGGCGGTGGCAACCGCGAAGCGATTTTATGCTGCCGAGGGCGATAGCATCACATTCGGCACTAACGTGCCGCAAGGCAGTAGCTACCCCTGCCTGTATGGCGCCAACGCCAGTCCCTCGGTTTATGGCGTAGTTAGTGGAATTTCAGGTTCGACACTGGCAACCATGAGTGCGCGGGGGGCGGCGCTGGACGCGCAACTGCCGACTGTCAAAACCGGAATGACATTCCTGCTGTCGGTGTTGATCGGTCGCAACGACATATCCGGTTACAGCGGCGGTGCGACACAATATGCCATCGATCTAGCGACGTATTGCGATGCCCGCCGTGCTGCTGGCTGGAAGGTGGTGTTGTGTACCGTACTGCCGTCGACGGCGGCCGGCGTCAACACCCAGCGCGCGATCCTTAATCCGATCCTGGTCGGCTGGGGAGCTGGCCTGCACTACGACGCGCTGTGTGATTTTGCGGCCGATGCCACGATGGGAACGGATGCTGCGGGCGCGAATACGTCGCTGTATGGCGACGGCACCCACCCGACCGCGGCCGGGCAAATAAATCTAGAGGCCATTATTCGTCCGGTTATTAATGCGCTTTGAGGAGGCGTATTGTGCGGGTTTACATGCAGACCGGCCCGACTAGCTGGGCCTTCGTCACTCAGGCTGAACCGCCCAAGCGGGGCGATTTGCCGCTGCCTTACGTCATCTCTGACACCATGGAACCGACCGAGCAGGTTGACGGCAAGTTCTACACCAGTAAACGACAGTTTCGGGCAGTCGGCCGCTCCCTCGGTCTGACCGAAGTAGGGACGGAGAAGCTGAAACCGAAGACGACGCGCGCCAGCAGTGACCGTCAGGTCAAGGAAGCGCGCCAACGATCGATCAAGACCGCGATCGAGAAGTACAAGGCCGGCCACCGGCCAGCACGTCCGTAACGGGTATCTCTGTTTCCGGTCCAGTAGACCGGTAACCCAGCCGGTTCAGCCCGGCCACGGAGACCGTTATGACTGATACCTCCGCTCCAGTAGCGCCGCCGTCTGCGCCTAACCCCACCCCTCAGGCGCAAACCGAAGTCCCCATCAATACCGACCAGACCTCCACCCCCAGCCCGATCGGCACCCAGGCGCCAGACAAGCCGCAACTATCCCGGCGCGAGGCGATCCAGGCTGCGTTCGACCGCGCCAACAAGCCTCGCGGGGAAATGCGCGGGGAAATGCGCGGGAAATCCGCGGATAATACGCCGCCGAAAGCCGCCGAGGCCAAGGCCGGGCACAATCAGCCGCCGGAACCTACTGAAAAGGAAGGGATAAACCTTAAGAAGCGACCTGACGACCAGCCGCGCGACAAGGGCCGATTTGCGCCGCGGGCTGAACAAACGCCACCTGACACAGAACAGAACGCGACCGCAGCGAAGGGTATGAACGGAACCCAGCCAGCGGCGCCGCATCCTACCCTTCCCGAGAACACGCCATTTCGGGAGCCGCCGCCGCGGATGTCCGACAAGGCCAAGGCTGACTGGCACGCCACGCCAGAGAGCGTGCGCGGCGATGTTCACCGGATCCAGCAAGAATTTGGCAACGCCTATAACCGGCTCAAGCCGGTCGCCGATGCGTTCCAGCCAATCGCACGCTTCCACCAGATGGCGCAGCAGCACGGCACCACGTTGGAGCAGGCGCTGTCCAACTATACCAGCATGGAGCAGAAGCTGCGTTCGGATGTGGTTGGTGGCCTCGACGTCATCGTCAACAACCTGGGCCTGAAGGCGCCTGACGGATCCAAGATTGGCCTTCGCGATATTGCCTATCACATCCTGAGCCAGTCACCGGAGCAACTCAAACAGCTCCAGATTGGCAATGCCCAGCAGGCCGCCACCAGCCAGATCGGCGCCTTACATTCTGAGGTTAGGGGGTTGAAAGAGCAGTTGCAGCAGATGCATACTGCGCAGCAATTCACGTACACGCGTTCCCAGGTCGATCAATTCGCGGACAGTCACCCGCGCTTCGACGAACTGGGCACCCAGATTGAACAAGAGCTCAAGCTCGGCTTCGATCTGGAGACCGCGTACCGAAGGGCCGAGCTGTTAGCGCCGGCCACACAAGCGGCTCAGACCCGCGGCAGTCCCACATCGGCTCAGACCCGACCCGCTGACAGGTCCATCTCCGGCTCCCCCGGAGGCTCTGCGCAAGCAGCTCCTCGGCGTTCAGAAAAACCAGTTGGCAGACGTGAGGCCATTGAGAACGCAGTCAAGCGCGTTCGCGGTGGCGCTTAAACTCTGAACCCTTTTTGATGGAGAGGCCGCCGTGCCCAACATAGCCACTACTGCGCCATATCAGCAGATGCTTTCCATGGCGCTTGAAGATCGATCGTCATCCTACCAGGATCTCGTCAGCAACAACAACGCGCTGCTGGCGGTGATGCGCCGCAAAGGCCTTTGGCAAACCTATAGTGGTCCTAGGATCAGACAAACACTACAGGTTTCAAAAAATGTAGCCCAGTGGTATAATGGCTACGATCAGCTTCTGAACCCAGCGATCGATTTATTTAATGATGCGTTCTACGATCCGAAGCAGGTCGTCGTCCCCATCGTGCTGTCGATGCAGGAAATTCTTAACAACCAGGGCGACAACCAGCTGATGGACGTGTTCGACGCCTACATGGAGGCCGCCGAGCGCGCACTTGAAGACGCCATGGACGCAGCCCTCTACGGCGATGGCTCTGCCAACGGCGGCAAGCAGCTGACAGGTCTCGGCACCGCAGTGCCGATTGCGAACACCACCGGTGTCTATGGCGGCATCGATCGCGTCAATACGATCTGGCAAACCAAGACGTACAACATCCACACCGGTGGCGCGCTGACTGGTCAGACGCAGTTCAACTCCGGCAACGCACGCTCCACCCTCAACAGCGTCATGACCAGGTCGAGCCGCGGCAAGGACTACGCGGATCTTCTGATCATGTCTCCGGAACACTACGCGGCTTACGATGCCGCAACCGTCGCCATCCAGCACCAGACCAACGAGACCAGCATGGGCAAGCTGGGCTTCTCGGCGCTGGAATATATCGGCGGCGGTAAGCGGGCCGAGATCGTTCTCGACGGCGGCATCGGCAGTAATATGCCGTCGGATACAACGTTCGGTCTCAACACTGATAGTTTCCGCCTGCGTTACAACCCCTCCAGAAACTTCGACAAGCTGTTTGATGGCGACGGCCAAATGCCGATCGACAAGGACGCCATCGCACAATTTATCGGCTGGATGGGTGAGCTGACGATGACCAATCCGCTGTTTAACTGGCGGATGTACGACCCGACACCGGCTACTTGATTTTCGGCGGGTGGATTAGATACCCGACCTGCTGAAAAACCGGAGCCGTTGTTGTGGGAGCGGCGGCGGCTCCGGCCCCTTAATTTCTAGAGGAAAACGCCACATGGCCATGAAAGACCCAGACGACAGTATCGTCGCCATTTTCAAAGAACTCGCAGTCAAGGATGAAGTCGCATCGCTTGCGGCCGGTCGTCCGGTGTTCGTCGATGAAGAGATTGTCGAGTTACACTACCCAGGATCCAAGAATTGGAGTGCACACCCGGCGACCGCGTTCTCGAACTGGATTACCGATCCGTCAACTGGCGAGCAGGTCAAGATAACATACGCCGAGCGTTTTCGGCGGCAGTACCAGCAGTTCAAGGCGCATGCGGTGCAGACCAAGGTCGGCACGCCGCTGCAATACGCCACTTTCCTGACCGAGGCCCGCCGTGCCGAGTTGCGTGCGCAAAACATCTACACAGTCGAGGCGCTGGCGCACATCGATGGCCAGGAGCTGAAGAATTTGGGGCAAGGTGGTCGCGACATGAAAAATGCCGCGATGGAATACATTGCGGCAACGCAGACTGGCGCCATCAGTGCACAGCTGCAGGCCGAGCTGGAGGCGCTGCGCGCCAAGAACCAGATCATGGAAGAAGACCTCATCGCGCTGAGGGCTGCAAAAGTGCCGGGCCCGAATGATGAGTTCGACGAAATGGATCTGCAGCAACTGCGCGAGTACATCACCTCCAACACCGGACAGGCTCCGCTTGGCACGCTCAACCGCAAGAACCTGTTGCGGATGGCGCGTGACGCGGCACCGGAGAAAGCCACCGCGGCGTGAATAACTTCATGTCAGGGTTCTCGATCGGCCTCGGCGTTGGAATGTCGATCCTGATCCTTGTTAAATGGAGGTTTGGATGACGATCCTGTCGGTGGTGAAGGATGTCTGCCTCGCGGTTGGCGTTACCGTGCCGCAAAGCGTGTTCACCAACATCACCGGCAATCGCACCATGCAGGAGATGCTGTCTCTCGCCAACGAGATGGCGCAGCGCATCGCCTACGACTTCCGCGACTGGACGAAGTTCAGGAAGACGCAGACCCTCGTCGGTGATGGCATCACCACCAGCTTCAACCTGCCGGCCGATTACAAGCGCATGCTGTTGACGGGGAACGTCTGGCGATCGACTTCGGCGCAAGCTCCGATGACGTTTATTCCCGATACCGATCAATGGCTGAACCGTCGTGCGCTGGCCTGGGTCGACCAGCCGTGGGGCGAGTGGACGATGCTAGGTGGCCAGATGCTGATCGCGCCAACCATGACAGCGGGCACCACCGCCTATTTTGCTTACATGCACAAGAACTGCGTGACACTGGCGTCCGGTGGTGCCGGCGACATCTTCCAAGCCGATGGCGACAGCTTCGCGCTCGACGAGCGGCTGCTCAAGCTCGGAATGGTCTGGCAGTGGAAGGCAAATAAGGGCGGTGCCTACGCTGAGGACATGAACACCTACGCCGACGCGCTTAACTCACTCGCCGGCCGCGACCAGCCTGCTCCGATCATTGTCGGCCGCCGACCGATGGCGGCTGCTGTGCAAGCCTCTTATCCGTACCTGACACCGCAATGAGCCAGCACGCAGCATTCCGGCGTGTACCGGTCAACCAGCAGGTCGCTACCAAGCAGGAGACGCTCACGTTTCCAGCACCGACCCGTGGCTTAATCCTGAACGAGAACGAAAGCTACATGCAGCCGGGTGCGGCGCTGATTTGCGACAATTGGGCGCCGACGATGAAGGGCGCCAAGATCCGCGGCGGACACATATTGTGGGCGACGCTTCCGCTGGAGGGCGGCGTGGCTTTGCCAATCATTTCGGCCTTCAGTTACGCCACCGGCTCGACCAACCGCCGGATGTATGTCGCCAACGATAGTAAGATCTATGACGTCACCACCACGTCGCCGGTGCTGATCAAGAGCGGGCAGCTCAACGGCAACTACTCGACTTCGCAGATGGCCAACCAGAGCGGCGACTATCTGATCGCAGTCAACGATGCCGGTGATTTCCCGATCCGGTTTGACGGCACCACCTGGACAACATTGAGTGCCGGCGAGATCAACGCCAGCACGGTGACGTATCCAGGCACTGCTGTCGCGGCTGGCAAAAACCTGACGCACGTCTGCAAGTATCGTAATCGCTGGTTCTTCATCGAGCTGAACTCGATGAATGCATGGTACCTGCCGCTCAATGCCGTCCAGGGCACGCTGCTGCAGATCCCGCTGTCGGGCGCAGCCACCAAGGGCGGTAAGCTGCTGTATTGCGCGACATGGTCGATCGATGCCGGCGACGGTATTGACGACAAGCTGGTGTTCGGCACCGACCTCGGCGAGATCATCGTGTTCACTGGCTCAGATCCATCCTCGGCCGCCAACTGGCGCCAGGAAGGGCGCTACGACATGAGCCCGCCAATGGGAAAGAACGCCACGCTGTCGATCGGCGGCGATCTTCTGGTGGCCTGCGTCGACGGCATATTGCCGACCAGCGGCGCCATCACCAAGGATCGCGCGGAATTAGAATTGGCCGCGATCACGCGCCAGATCAAGCCGATGTGGCGCGATGAGGTTCTGGCCAAGCGCAACTGGGCTTGGACGATGTGTAAATGGGATACCTATGGCGGCATTTTCGTCACTTGGCCCGGAGGTGCGCCAGGGCAGCAGCGTTGCGCGGTCGTCAACGCAGCGACCGGCGCGTGGGGACGTTATACCGGCTGGGATGCGACCTGTTTCATCCGACTAAACGACGATATGTTTTTCGGCACTCAGACCGGCAAGGTGATGCAAGCCGACCGCACCGGCTACGACAATGGCTTGCCTTACACCTGCACGATCGTTGGCGGCTGGGAAGTATTTCAGTCACCCTCGCAGACGATCACCTGGAAGCAGGCGCGAGCCTCGTTCGTGGCGCGTGCCGGCGAGACCTTCGTGCCGCAACTCAGCGGCACCACCGATTACGTGGTTACGCTGCCGACGCCGCCGTTGCCGGGCACCGATCCTGGCGTGCTTGACCTTTGGGACAGTGGCCTATGGGACACTGCCCGGTGGGACACTGGCGTGGCAGTGGCGCCGGTCGTGCGCAATACCGGCTGGGTCTCGATCGGGGTTACCGGTTTTTCCCATGCGCCGATTGTCCAGGTGACGATGGCGCAGCAGTCCAAACCTGAAGTGGAGCTGGTTTCGATCGCGGGCGTGTTCGAACGCCTGGCGATAACCGTGTGAGGACGACCTGATGGCGGTCAACCCCTACGATAGCGTCGGCGCCATGGGGGGACTGTTTGCACCGGCTTGGCTCTATGGTGACGAGGTATCGAGGGCGGCGGTCGAGGCTTGGAACGCTAAGAACCGCAAGACCGCGCCGGAGCCGTTCCGCGGTAATTTCAACATGATCAATCCGGCCGCGCAGCCTGGCTCCAGGGACGCTATCGCCGTCGCGTTGATGGGTAGCGCGCTTGGCAGCGGCGACGGTGGCGTCGGCAGCACTGGTATTGGCGGCGTCACTGGCGCCAGCGACAGCCCCGGCGTCGCCTCCGGCGTCACCGGCTCGCCCTCCAGTTCGACCAGCACAGGCACGCCAGGGACACCTGGTGCACCCAGCAGCAGCACGCCTGGAGACACCGGCGTGAGCCAAGGCCCGGCCAGCCCAGCTGGCACCGTCAGCGGGCCGACCGGCCTCGGCCCGGCCACAGGCCCGCAAGGCGACACCGCCGCGGTGTCCAACGCCAATGCGCCTACTTCGATGTCGCCGCAGGGCATCGATGCCGCCATGGCTGGGTTTGCGCCGGCGATCGGCAACCCCAGCGTCAGCTCGACCGTCGGTGTGGCCCCCACTGGCGTCGACACCAGCGTCTCGCCAGGCCCGACCGGCATAGCCGGGCAGAACAGCACCGGTCCGTCCGCACCATCAGCACCATCCGCACCGACAGGTCCGACCAGCGCCAACGACGCGGTGGCGCAAGGCTTTGCAGATCTCGGCGACATCTCATCGGTCGACACCTCGCCGGCGGCGATCTCGCAGGCGATTTCGGACATGACGGCGACACTCGGCATGGTCGACGCCGCCCTGGCGGAGAGCAACACAGCACAAACACAGGCCGACCCAGGCCCGCAGGGCTTGACTGCGTCGGACATGGCGGCGGCGCCGGCCAACACCTCCTCGATTGCCGGCCCCAATACCGGCGTCACCGAAGGTATGTCGCCCGCGGCGATGGCGGCGGCTCTGGGCGATCCGGCCGCAACCAACATGGCCAACAACATGGCGACGATGTCGGAGGCCGACACGGCCGACGCCACCGCCGCGGCCAACATGGCGGCGTTCGGCTACGACGAGGCCACCAACCAGGCGGAGAACACCACGCCCTCCGACATGGCCGAGGCGGCGATGGCCCAGGCGATGGCGGAGGCGGCGCAGACCTCGCCTGTCGGTGTGATGGGCTTCTCGACACCTGGCGTTACCACCGGCTTCGCCACCATCGGCGCCCCCGTCTCCGCGCCGGTTGGCTTCCAGGGTGTGACAGGTGTCATGACCGATGTCGGCCCGGTCGGCCCGGTTGGCCCGGTGTCGGCGGTGGCGATGAGTGACACCTCCGACGACAGCGACACCGGCACGCCTGGCGCCCCCAGCAGCAGTGACGCCAGCACCGGCCCCGGCCCCGGCGAAGGCACCACCGGCACCACCGGCGAAGGCACCACCG